GGGCTTTAAACTGGGCCAAATACGGCACTAAAGTATCTGAACCTATGTTAGGAGATGTCCTTACATTTAAAAGAGACGGAGGAGGTCACGTAGGCATCTATGTAGGAGAAGACAAAGATTGTTATCATGTACTTGGTGGGAACCAAGGAAATTCTGTATCAGTATCAAGAATATTAAAATCAAGATTACATCAAGCAAGAAGAACTAAATGGAAAGTAGCACAACCAGCTAATGTTCGTAAAGTACAACTTAGTGCTAAAGGTGCAATCAGTAAAAATGAAGCATAATGAAATTTAGAAACAGTTGGATATCCTCAGCAAAACAGTGGGATAAATTAAACATTAAGTTAAGAATCTCTTTCATTGATATCTTAGCTATTGAAGTAGATATGTCTAGAGACTTTTATTTACTTACAATTTTAAACTTAACTATTAAAAACAGATAGTCATGAAAGATAGTAAAAATCAAATAATCCGTTCTATGAGTAGCTACCAAATGGGTGGTGCTTCAGATGACTCTTGTATGGAAGAATACATGGGTGCAGATGGTAAAAGAAGAAAAAGAAGAAAGCATAAATGCAATGCTGGTAAAACAAAAAGAGTTAAGAGTAGTGGATCAAGTACAACAGGACGTGATGTAGTACTAGGTCTTGCTGCTAGTGCTGCTGCTGGATTAGGTTTAAAGAAAATGTTAGAGCAACAAAAGAAAGGTGGCTCTGTAAAAAAAATGTCTAAGAAAAAGTAATTATACTTAAACTACTATAGTCCAGGTACTTTCTGTGCCTGGATTTTTCTTTTAAATATATTTTGTTTAAACAATTATTGTATATTTGTGTAAACTTAAAATATATAAAAAATGGAAAACCAACATGTAGAAGAGCAGATGTCTGCAGAAGAATTAGCTCAAAGAAAAGAAGAAATGAAAAACTTCTATGATGAGTCTGTTCCTTATTTAGAATCACAAGCAAAGTATGAAAAACTGCTTACAGAAATTGAGGAAGCAAGATTTAAGAGAGCAAATTTCCAATATCAGTTTGCAATGATGATGAGTCAAAGACCTGATATGGAAGAAGAAGAACCAGAAATGAATCAAGAAACTCCAGCTTCAGAACCAAAAGGAAGAAAGTTGAAAAAATCATAGACTATGGCACTTGTCAATCAAGTACAGAAACGTGTTAGAATGGCTAAGTGGGATGTGGTAAAATTTCAGATTTTAACTCATTGTTATATTAACCGTATAGCAATGAGTGAATCTGATCTTGATTGCCTCACCTTACTTGGTTTTAATCAACCAATTGAACTGACAAGTTTTTGTTATGACGCATCTGCAGATGAGGATGCAATTTTTAAATCTCCGCAAACAGTAAGGAACTGTATTAATAAGGCTGAAAAAAATGGTCTTGTTATAAAAGATCCAGCAAACAAAAAGTTTGTTTTAATTAGTCCGTCTATTAAACTTCAGACAGAGGGTACTATTTTATTAGACTATAAATTCTTAGGTAATGAATCCGAAGAAAGCAACTAAATATTACAAACAGGTAGCTGAAGAATTAAATGTTAACGAGACATTGGTAGAAGACTTTATTGAATTTTACTACAAGAATATTAGATATCATTTATCACATCTTACACATCCAAGAATTAATTTGGAAGGTTTAGGTCATTTTATAGTAAAACCTTCATGGATTAGAAGATCTATTGAAAGAATTTCAAATGCTTTAGATAAACATGACACATCTACTTTTGGAGCTTATTCAAAAAAAATGAGACTAGAAGATAACTTAGGTTTATTAATTGAAATAGAAAAGAAAGTTTTTGTTGAAGAACAAAGAAAGTTAACTTATAAAAAACCAAAAAATGAAAGCAGTATTGAGAGCAATCTGGGAGAATAGATCTCAAATTTTAGAAGGAGTAAAAAACTCAATTATAAGAGATGAGTTAGTTGAAGACATTGCTAGAATGAGACAGGACATTTGTTATGACTGTGATCAAATTGATGAGAAAGGAAAAGAATGTGCAGTTAAAGGAACACAACCATGTTGTGCTGAATGCGGTTGCTCACTTGCATTTAAAACAAGATCTCTTTCTTCTGAATGCCCATTAGGTAAATGGCAAGCAATTGCTACAGAAGAAGAAGAGGATGCATTAGATAACCTTAAAGACTAATATTATGCGCTATAATCCATTTAATACAGCACAATCTGTATTGGTAAATGATCCTACAAAAAGTATTGATACTTTTGGAAGTAATACTTCTATCCATAATGGACAAGGTCTGTGGAGTCAAATATCATCCAGTAGTACAAATCCTTATGATCCATTTGATGGTCTTGCAAAAAAAGTAACTGAATTAGAAATGCAAGCTAATCAACAAGGTCTTGTAATAAAATTACTAAGACTTAAAATTCATGCACTTGAAGGTAAGTTTACACAAGAAGAAGTTGCTAATATCAGAAAGATGATAATGTCAGAAGATGAAGGATCTAGAACATTAGCTGACTCAATTATAGAAAATGCATAGTTATGAGTATAGTATTTAATGCAGATGATCACAGCTACAAGAGTGTAGATCCCAATGATGAAATTAAGTGGGTTAGTGTAACTACTCTACTATCTAGTCTTAAGAAATCTTTTGATGCAAAGAAAGTAGCAGAGAGAGTAAGCAAAAATAAGAAGTCTAAATGGTATGGTATTGATCCAAAAACAATTGTTCAGATTTGGGATAATGAAGCTAATAGAGCTACAACTCTAGGTACATTCTATCATAATCAAAGAGAAGCTGACTTATGTTCACTTGCATCTATTGAAAGAGATGGGGTTACTGTTCCTATATTTAAACCATATGAACAACCTAATGGTTTAAAAATTGCTCCTGTACAAAAACTTGAACCAGGCGTGTATCCAGAACATATGGTCTATCTTAAGTCAGCAGGCTTATGTGGCCAATCAGATTTAGTTGAAGTAGTCAATGGTAGAGTTAATATCATTGACTACAAAACTAATAAGGAGATTAAAACAGAATCATTTAAGAACTGGGAAGGAATGTCAGAGAAGATGTTATCACCAGTAGACCATTTGGATGATTGTAATTTTAATCACTATGCTTTACAGTTAAGTATCTACATGTACATTATCTTAAAGCATAATCCTAAACTTCAACCCGGAAAAATATTTATTCACCACATTACATTTGAAACAGAAGGTGAAGATCAATATGGATATCCTATTGCTAAATTAGATGAAAATGGAGAACCAAAGGTATTAGAAGTAATACCAATGCCAGTGCCTTATCTTTATGATGAGGTAATCTCAGTTATCAATTACCTTAAGGAGAATCCTTATATTATTAAAAAGAAGTAATATGCTAGTCAGACTATTTGACGTACAGAATGGTGTAGTAATTCCTACGGAACATTGCTATACTTTAAAGGCACTTAAAGATATAATGGATAACTATCCAGATGATTATCTTAAAATATATCTATACTTGTTCTATATGACATGTCCTAATCCAGATATGAATCCTTTCTTTCATACTCCAGAGATAGATAAAGAGCATATCATTCTAAAAGAAATACAAGCAGAATTTTCTACAGAAGATGATGATATACATACAGCTTTGTTATTTTGTCAAAGAATGTATGAGACTCCTACATCTAGAGCGTATAAGGGTATGGCATCTATGTTAGACAGATTAGCTAGATACATGGAGACTACACAGATTACTGCAGGTAGAGATGGAAACATTAACTCACTAGTAGCTGCAGCAAAAAACTTTGACCAGATTAGAGCATCATTTAAAGGAGTATATAAAGACCTTCAAGATGAACAATCAAGTAAAGTAAGGGGTGGACAAGGATTAGCATATGATAGTTAATTATGAGTGAGATTTATCAAGACATACCAACCTATGACAATGGAACATGGACAACAACAAGTTTTGAATCCAGACAGGACTTCAGCGACTTCATATTTGGGGTTTTCAAAGAACCCGGTAAGTACAGATTCAACAATACAACTAATCAGATATTTACATCTGAGTCAAGAAGGTTTAGAGATAATGGAGTATATTGCACAGCCCCATTCAAATCAAAAGACTTTATTGCCTATTGGGATGATCAAAAACAAAAATGCCGGAAAGGGGTAATTATAAAAGAAAATGGTGACACATGGTTTCTTGCAAGAGAATACTACATGTGGTTAAACTTCCTACCAATCTTTGATAAGGAACAACAGAAGTTTGATTTTGCTAAGATAAGGGATGCACAGTATCACATGGCTCTTTATGAGTTACTAGCTGAATTAAACTATAAACATGCAGCTATTCTTAAGAAACGTCAGATTGCATCCTCTTATTACCACATGGGTAAGTTTATAAATCAGCAATGGTTTGAAGCAGGCGTCACCCTTAAGATGGGGGCAAGTCTTAAAGATTATATCAATGAGAAAGGATCCTGGAAATTCTTACAAGAATATGCAGCTTTCTTAAATGAGCATACAGCATGGTATAGACCTATGTCTCCAGACAAGGTAATGATGTGGCAACAGAAGATTGAAGTAAGAAAAGGAGATAGAAAAACAGAAGTAGGTCTCAAGGGT